CTCGAGGACCTCGATTAAAACACAAACCTTTTCATCGCCTCGAAGGCCGGCTCATCTTACTTGATGGACGCCCTACTCATCCAAGCTTCTTCCTTCCTAATCCGAATCACCTATCGTTACCATTGGCTACATTTTGTACCGAATGCTATAGATCAAAGACTCAGCCGCATCACACTACGTGTTGGCGCGGTTCTGGGGAAAGAGCAACTTTTGTTCAATCTCAAATGGTTGTACAAATTCAAGTTTACGTACCTCATGTATTTTCTCTATCTTGTGATGAGGAAAGTATATCCCGTATTGAAACAAACCCTGCTGCGCGTAATCCGAGAGCGAGTCTCTCGCGTAGTTCAGGACGGTAATACCGGCACAGTCGCATGGCACGACAACCAGGCACGGAATGATTTTATGTCTACCGTGATTGAGACCCCCCGGGAAACCGGCGGAAACCACTCCCTGGCTGCCGCTACACGCTCAACCTGTGACAGGTTTATCAACAAGTTCATCACCGGACTGGGCTTTGAAGTCTATTCTCTGTCTATGTCCGGTAAGGACCAACGTCATGGATTTGACGGAAGCCGAATCTATTACACGGCGAAGGACTTGGGCTTACGAGTTCAGGATGATCGCCTGCATAATAAACATATCATCAAGATGATAGATGTGGATTATTATGTAGACATGCCTGACCTCCTATGCCTAGGACACCCAGTGCTCCTCTATACAATGGTGCCCGCCTCCGCTGGAGGACAGTACGACAATTGCTGTTTCCATTTCGAAGAAAACAATTCCGTCACTGCCCGTTTCCACGGAGGAGCGACCTATAGCAATCCGCTATGGGACTACAACCACGATTGTATAGTGGCTCACAACCTGTTTAGATTGGTATGTTTCAAAGTCGAAAGACGGCGGACAAGCCAAACACATATGCTCATTTTACTATCTCCCGTACTGAACATCACCTACAGCCCACTTAGCTTACGGGGATTGGCTCATCGCTTTGCATTGAGACTCTCACCCATAGAACACCAATGCCTGACGAGATTTAAACCAGTCTCGGAAGGACATGTGGTGGTGCGTTTCTTTGATACCCAACCAAGGATATCAGTCGGACGCGTAGGCATTCCAGCTGAGGTGACGGTGACCGTGGCGACCATGGACTATCTAAAGTCCAGGGCATGTAACCCCAAGAGCCCTATAACTCTTGGAGTTATCGCTACGATCATGTTACGTGACGAGAACAAAGATGACGACAAAGGCTGCAGTCTCCTCTACACGTATTTAAATACAGTAGAGACTCAGGGACCGTGGGTAGATGCATCAGTCAATAAACTGATCATGTACACACCCCCAATGAGACACGAACTTCCACAAACGAATGTTCGGCCCTTCATGAACCCTATAATTCCAAACAGCGCTTTCTTCCCAATAGCTTCCGTTCCAAACGAGGAGTACATGGTGCATGAAAGAGTTGATAAACTACGTGAGAAACCAGGTGATCTCGTTGTCACTAGCTTTATGGAGAATTGTATGGACGAGTTCGTGAAGTTGCTGTGCCCGGAGTCACACGTATGTGGTTTGGAGGACTTGGCCGAGGTCTATCGACGGCAGGACATACCGGCACAAGTGGCACTTCTCAATCGCTATTGTGACTCTTTTCACTATACCGAAGAAGAACGAGAGGAACTTGAAGTGTTCCTGAAGAAAGAAACCTATCCTTCTATCAAACCACCCCGACCCATCACGATTGCCCCAGGCAGGTTGAAGATCCGGTACTCAATGGCCATCTATTCCTTAGTTGACCACGTATTAAAGCGCCATGAATGGTATGCTTTCGGTAGACCACCTGGGGAAGTGGACGATCTTGTGGCCACTTTATGTCAAAAGAGCATTAAAGTGGGAGTTGATCCGACCGATTTCAGTAGATTCGACGGGACGATTAACTCGGTCATTAGGGTGCTTGATAAGAAAGTTATCCGGAGGGTATTTCATCCAAAATACGTAGAGCAAGTGGTTGATGACCACGCGCGATCCTACATGCGACCCTCGAGGATGAAACTGGGGACTAAAATAGCCCCTGGATTTCATCAGGGTTCTGGCTTTTCAGACACTTCATGCATGCACAGCATCCGCAATAAGTTCAACAGATTTTACACTCTGCGACGAGCTGGCTTTGACATAAAGCCAGCTTGGGAATCCCCATCAATACACGGGGGCGACGATGGCCTAGGCCGCGCCGAAGTTCCGGCAGAGTTTCAAATCAAGTGTTCAGCGGAACTGGGCCTTCGGCTCACCGTATCACATGTGCCGCCCGGTAAGTGTCCAGACTTCTTGGCTAGAGTATACTCGCCCGCAGTCTGGCACGGAGACCCGAGTAACACATGTGATATGATGAGACAATTGGGCAAGCTCCACATATCCTTCCTACCACCCATGACAAGTGACGCTGACTGCGCA